ATGTTTACTAATCAACTTTTTTTAAATATTTCAATAGGTTCGGGCGTAGCGCAGGTCGCCAAAGAAAAAACAGCACCCATAAGAACAGGCAATCTAAAAAGAGACATAAGGGTATTTGAGGTAACCACTAGCGAGGTAAAAGTAGGCAATACCCTAAAAGCAAAATATGCCAAATACGTCCACGGCGGCACGAGAGCGCACTTCATAAAACCCAAAAATAAAAAAAGCTTTAGCCAATAAAAAGTCGGGGTTATTTTTCGGTAAAAAAGTAAATCACCCAGACATAAAAGCAAATCCTTATCTGCTAAATGCTTGGAATATCTATAAAAACGGCGGCTTGAAACGTGCTAGCGATGAGCTAGCGCAAAATGTAGGTAAAGAGATAGTAAAAGATATTAAGGTCATATTCAAATAAACCCAAAAAGCCTATAAATACAAAAATTCTTATTTTTTACGTTGATTTCAGAGGAAATTATATATAATAAGCGTAAATGTTTAAGGTTTTTTATGAATTTTTCAATTATGGATATTATCTCTATCGTCGGTTTTGTTGTTACGGTTATAGGCGCTGTTGGATATAAAGTTTATAAAAAGAAAACTAAAATAAATATTAGCAACAATAATATTTCAAATAATAGCAATAGCAATATCGTAATTAACGGCGATCAGAATATAAATAACGATGCTAGATAATAATATTTCGAATAATCCCAATAGCAATATCGTAGTAGGCGGTAACCAAACCATAAATAATATTATCGCAAAGATAAATATTGACATAGGAAGATTATCGAGCATTTGTGAGACTAACGCAAAGGAAATTATAGAGCTATTAAACAAGCTTGAAAGCGATTGCCAAGCAATAGAATATGGCGACGATTTTATCAAGATAGATACTAAAAATAGAATAAACGGGCTAGAGCAATTTTATACGGAATTTATAAAAGAGGAAGAAGCTAAACTTGCGATTTTAGACGATTTTTTTAAAGACAATAATGTAACGAAGCATATAGAGCGCTCAGCCAAAAGTATCAAAATAAGTATTTTTTCTTTTAAAAATAGAAACTCCAATAAATTAAATTCCGATATTTTTAATCAGATTATACAAGAACACACATCAATCATAGACGACAGCGAGATAAAAGACGTAATGCAACTTATTATATTTTATCTATACAGATACTGCTATATCGGTGAAAAAAATGGAAACTAGATATATAAAGACACATAGAAGCAAAGATATAAAAAGAAGTCCGCTAGTCGTAGCTAAAGAGATATTAAATAGACTAAATACGCAGTATGGAACAAAACTAGGTCTTATATATAAAGAGATAAAAAAGCAAAACAATATTCAACAAATAGATTTTGCATATGCTTTAAATTTTCTGTTTATTTTAGGGCAGATTGAATATATTAAAGAGTATGATGAACTTATAAAGGTAAAGAATGAAACTATCTAAAATTTATGCAAATAATAGTGAAATTTTTAAACCTATAATATTTAACGATGATATAAATTTTATATTAAGTAATGATCATAGCGTAGGCAAAAGTACGCTATTTGCTTTAATAGATTTTTGTTTATTAAAAAAAGACAAGGGCGTATTTGGTAGAGAAAATTTTAAAGATTTCGTCTTCTTTTTGGAATTGAAATTTAAAGACTACTATATAACCATAAAACGACCAACTCAAGGTAGGGCTAATATAGGCATTAAAAAGACCCAAACATCCGAGCATTTATTAGAATGTGACGATTTTGATAAAACAGGCGGGTTAGATACTATAAAAGAGCATCTAAGCTATATATTAAATTTTAAAGTCGATAATTTTAGAAACTACTTATCGTATTTTTTAAGAGATCAGGACAATCAAAGCGATATTTTTAGGCTCAATAAATTTTTAAGAACCAACGATATAGACTTTAAGCCGATCGTTGCCAATTTGCTTTCTATAGATGGTCAAAACATAAAAGAAAAATACGATATAGAAAATAATATAAAAAAAATAGAGCAAGAAATAACTTTACTTGAAGAAGGTCTGGGCGACTATACAACCAAAGAACAAATTGAAGCGGAATTATTGATATATGAACGACGCCTAAAAGAAAAAGACGATATGTATAGGAAGTTTGATTTTTATCTATCTGAAAAAAATATTAGCAAAGAGCTTGTAGACAAGATAGAAACAGACACGTCCACATTAAACAAAAAGCGAAACTCTATTATGAGAGAAATTGCCTATATAGATGAATTTATAAAGCAAGAGATAATCGTTAAAGAAGATGATTTAGAGGCTTTATTTAAAGAAATGAAAGTCTTGTTTCCAGAAGATTTAAGAAAAAATTATCAAAGCGTTATACATTTTAATAAACAGTTAGCAGAAGAAAGAGCAAAGACCTTTAGCGAAAATAAAATAAAATTTGAAAAAGATTTAGAGCATATAGACACTAAGTTAAAAGAACTTAATAAAAAAAGAATGCAAATTTTATCAGTCCTAGAAAATACGGACAGTATGGATAAATTTAAAAAGCTTCAAGAAGAGATAACAAATTTAAGAATAGAGATAAACTCGCACAAAGATAGACTCGATAAATTTAATTTTATCAATAATAAAAAAGCGGAAATAGTTTCACAAAAAAATAACTTAAATCTTGTAATTGAAAGAAACAAAGAGCTTGTAAAAACCTCTTTTATAAAACAAATACAAGAAAAAATAAGCGAATATAGTACTATCGTGTTCGGTAAAGATGCTGCTTTTTCTGTAGGTTTTAACAAAGAAGATAATATAGAATTTGATTTAAAAATAGCAGGAGAAAAAGGTTTTGACAATGATTTAGAGAAAGGCAAAACCATAAAAAAATTATTGTGCTTTATTTTTTCTGCGGCACTTTTGGAAATGTATAAAGATGATAATTTTTTTCATTTTTTAGCATTTGACAGTCCTTTTGACGGCGATAAAAACGAGTGGCAAAAAGGTACTTTTGAAGCTATTTCAAGACTATCAAACCAAGGACTACAGGTTATCATAACTTCAATAGACGATGTCATATCTTCCGCACTAGACATGAAAAAGGTCGACGAAAAAACAGTCATGGTTTTATCGGAAGAATGCAAGCTTATGGGCAACTTCTGATTTTACCTAATTATATACGCCTTGCTTATCTTATCCCTCACCTTTTCAAAGTAGCTAAGCGCAAGCGCCAAAGCCCAAAAGCGGTCGGCGTGGCCGTGTTCGTTGCGGTCGCTGTCGTAAATAAAGCTTTTAGCGCCCGCTTTTCTCTTTATTGCGTGAAGATCGGCTATTAATGCCGGGTCGTTTGGGATGATTATTATAGAATATAAAATAAATATCTAAAATAGCTAATTTTTTCTAAGTAGCCCTATAAATTTTCCTACTAATTGACACTCGCAAATATAAAATCTAACTGGTTTATACACAGGATTAAATGATATTAGTATAAGCTCATTTTCTTGTATATAGCACTCTTTGATGACTACTCCATCAGGGGTATTAACAGCCCAAACTTCGCCGTTTTTCATCTTTTTGTCACTTCTATCTATAAAGCACCAATCTCCGCTTTGAATATGAGGCTCCATACTATCGCCTATGGTCTCAATAATATCACAATTATCGCTCCTAAAAAACTCGGTCATCTTCTTATCTATAATGATTTCATCACTTATAATGTTTTCATTCCAAGCTCCACCACCAAGACTAGCTTTTGCTTTAAAAAGTCTCAAAGTCTTATATTTGCGTTCACTTGAAATATTACTTTTTGAGCTTTGATTGTAGAAGAATAGATTTATAGATATCTTCTTACTTGCCAAAAAGTCCATTATCTCTTTATATGGAACTGAATTTCTAAATTTCATCTGATAAAATGTATTTGGATCAATCCCTAAAGCTCTTGCCACGTCTGCATCTTTGATGTTTTTCTTTCCGTCAGTCGCTAGGACATCTTTAATTCTCTCAACTATCTCTTCAAACTCCATTTTTTTCTCCTGTTACCTTTTAAAATAAAAGGAATTTAAACATATTTTTTTAAAAAAGATAAAATTATTTTATTTCATAAGAAAAATACCCCAAACAACAGCAAACAGACAGCTAAGCCAAGTTATACTGCACATATAAAAAAGGAGATAAGATGATAAAAATAAACATCACAAACAATGATATAAACGAGCTTAGACAACTCTTTATAGACAACGAGGTAGGAGAGTTTTTATACATTGAATATGACAAAGTAGGCTACGTAGAAAACGCTAGCAGCAGCGGAGAGATTTTCTACTTCGTAAAAGGCAAGGTTGAAGGTAAAAAAGTAATACTTGAAAACGGAGAATTCATAGATCTATAAAGGTCTATGATTAAAGGATAAATGATGATAGTAACAATAAATAAACATGGAGATAGCATATATAAAAGCGTAAGTGAATATAAAGATTTTGATTTTAAAGCTAACACTTACATAGCTGTAATAAAAATAGAAAAAGTAAACCCAAATAAGCGTGGCAGCATTACTACTATAGAAGAGCAAACTATAAAGTTTAACCAAAGAGCTTTAAAGTGGGAGATAGATAGATGTGAGGATGATATAAACTCAGGGGAGTTCGAATATAACGCAAAAAATCAAAGATATATAGCAAATTTATACAGGGCTTTAAAAGCCTTTTAAACACCATTTAAAGGCTCATTAAAGAGCCTTTAAATCCTTAGAAGTTCATAATCAAAAGCTCATTTTTAACGCTTCTATATTTAGCGTTCAAGCTATAATTTACCTTTAGCTCTTTAAATTTTAAGTCTTTATACAGATCGCGGATCACCTCGCAGTCATTATAGCTAAGCATAAATTTCCCTTGAATTTGCTTTAAAATTTTAGCTAAATTCTCATGCTCATTCATACCAAATCCACGCACCATTTTATAGTAATTTTCCGTGCCTACATACGGCGGATCTGCGTAAAATAGAGTTTCGCTACTATCGTATTCTTTGATAAGCCTTTCGTAGCTCATATTTTCGATAAGGGCTCTTTTTAATCTTTTTGAATGGGTAAAAAAGTCTCTATATATGCTTTTACCACTTCTGCTCTTACCCATTGCAAAATTATCACCTTTGCTTCCAAAGCTAGTAGCAAGAAGATAAAAATAAAACGCGGCTTTTTGAATATCGTTTTTTGGCTTTAATTTGCCATTTTTGATCTGGCTAAATATCTCACGACTTCTAAATAGTGAGTTCATCTCAGCCTGCAAGCTTGCTGGACGATTTCTAATGATGCGATGTAGATTTATAAGATCTGAGTTGATATCATTTACCACTTCAATCTTTGAAGGCTCTTTTTGGTAGAAGACTGACAAAGCTCCTCCAAAGACTTCAACATATCTAGTATGACTTGGCATAAGAGGTATAATCTCTTTTGCTAACAAGGCTTTTCCGCCAACCCAACCAAACGGAGCACGCAGGTGCGTAGTTTTAAGCGTAGTTCTTTGCATGTGTTTTCCTTACAAAAAATGAATTTTTTGCTGTTTTTATAAGGATTTGTTAAAATACTTTTGCTGTTTTTCGAGGAAACATCGGCTTGGCCGAGCGCGATGCTTGTTTTAGGATTATGAGCTGTGGTTTTCGCAGCTCTCCTATCTTTCAAACTCCACTTCTATGGTGTATCCACTACTATTTAGATTATGACTTACGCTTTTAATTCCAAACACTCTACCATCTATATCACTAGCTCCAGTGTTTTTAAAACTCACTGAACCGCCGCACACTATATTTGCTCCTGCTAAGGTGCATTTACCACTTACTCCGCCTTTAAGCAAATCATTTAATTTTGCGTTAGCCCTGCTAAAAGCTTCAGAGTCACTTTTTGGCTCAGCTATTCTCATCTTGTAGCTAGGCTCACCGCTTCCTGCTCTTAAACTTTTGATCTCACCACTAGAGCTCTCTTGCCACTCTATCACTACCGATTTATAAGTATTCCTATAAGCTTCACTGATCTCAAATGAGTAAAGCTCACTCATATCAAGCTCAAATTTAGGTCCGCCACTTATGCCTGAAGTATTAGTATTTGTGTCGCTCGTATCTGCTTTTTTGCCTATTATCAGGGTACTGTTTTTCACACACCCCAAAAAACCAAAGTCAAATGCAAGAGAGTGGATAAAATCTATATCGCTCATGTCTTGCTGAAGCTTTGAAACTATGCTCACATCTTCGCCGTTTGATTTGAAACCTAACCCTTGCTCACTTGCAATTTTTCTTGCAATTCCAAAAAGAGTAGTATTTTCCCAGCTTCTAGTCTTTTTGACTTTTGTTTTAGTATCAGCAAAATTTACCGCTGTGGCTCTAATCTCGGTAGTATGAGCCTTAAAGTCGCGATCTACTGTTTGCAGAGTAAAACTACCGCATTTATATAGTTTAGAGTAGCCAAGATATAGCTCTATCTTATCGCCAAATTTTGGAGCATTGTAAATCCCATGAACGATTATGGATACTTCATCACTCTCATCGCCTTCTTTATCATCATAGGTGATGCTTATGAGATTTGCTCTAATTACTTCAGTTATATCTTTATCATTTACCACTACTTTAAAATTTGGAGTTAAAACCATTTTTAAGCTCTTTCTATTATCTTTGCAAGTTTTTTTGCTCTATTTGGGGTCTGCTTTGCCCACAAGGATTTCATCATATTTGAACTTGCATTTTTATAATCATTTTCTTTGATGAAATTTAGAGTATTTTTAAACTTTAGCACTCCACCAACGCCCATTTGATAAGCCATCTCAATTACCACTTCTTGAACCTCTTTTGGTGAGTTATTTAGCCAAGGAATAGCGTCATATACTTTGCTTGTAAGCTTTGCAAGTTTCTTTTTTAGGATTTTTTCTGCTACTTCTTTACTCATAGGCTCTATAATTCCGCCATTTAGCTCAAGCTCATCACATGTTAAGCTATCACACTTAAAGCCATATCCGATCGTATCAAAGCCCAAAGTATCTTTATAGATATGGTCTCTAAAGCCTTCGTTTTCTTTTATGCTATCTATTAAATTCATAATTGTCTCCTTTTTATTTTTACTTAACTATTTTTAACTTCGCAGGTCAGCAAAGCCGACCTTTGCGACCAAAGGTGAGCCTTTGGAAACCCCTAAAGCCCCACTTCGTGGGGTACCCCATTTATGGGGACTTTAGTGTTTGCTACTTTAGCACGGACTTTGTTCGTGCGTTAAAAGTAGGTAAAAAATGGGTACTCCCTGTTTTACCATAATTTATTTTGTTTAGGGGCGGTTTTAGTAAATTCAGGCAAGATTACCACGTCCCCAGCCTTTAAAATCACACAGAGGCCACAATTTACACTTAACACCTGGCTGAAGTATTCCAAACTTCCATAGTGTTTATAGACTATACTATCTAGCCTATCGCCATCTTTTGCTACATACTTAGTCATTGTGGCACCCCATTTATGGGGACTTTAGTACCGTATGGAGCTACGGACTTGTTTGTAGCGACTTTATACATAGGATTGCTCCAAACTTAGGGCGAACTCTTGAGTTAAAAATTTGGCATCATTTGTCCACACGCTTCTAGTTTCATTGATCTCAAGTATTACAAATTTTCCATAGTACTTGCCATCTCCTGCCACTAGTGAAAGCGGTTTAGCCTCTCTCATTAGCTGCCAAAGCTTTTTTAGTTTTTTATTCCCATCGCCACTATTTGGCAAAGTTCTACCAGTTAAATTCAGATTAGTTCTTCCAAGATTTGCTCTATAGTGGGCTACATTATTGTTTATCCTTTCATTTGAGTTTATGCCTGAGGTTGCACTCATTTCAACTGACACGCCGTGTCTAACTTCAAACAAAAAACCACCTAGATTTAAAATCATTCTGCCACCATCCTATTTTGTCTGTTTCTTTCATCTCTTGCTAATGCTCTTTTTATACTGTCTATTAGTGCTGCTTCAAACTCTGCAAGGTCAAATTTGCCGTTGCTTGTTGCGATATTAAATCCGCCATTTAGGTTGATGTTGATTGTGCCACCAGTAGATAAACTAGCTACGCCAATGGGCGCATGGCTTGATGGGGAAGTAGTAGGCTCATCATCACTAAACCGATTGTACCAAGATGAGCTAGTATCTTGTGGTGTCATAGCGCCATTTGGCGACGCATCACCTCCAAAGCCCAAAAATTTACCCACACTTTTAAAGCTATCAACTATCCAAGATATCTTCTTGCCTATCCAGTCAAACATACCGCCAAAATTCTCACCAAACCAGTCAATCACAGGCTGAAATATACCTTTCATCCACGCGCCAAATTTAAAAAACCACTCTTTTACTTTATCCCAGTTTGCTATTATTTCACCGGCTATTACCACCAAGGCTCCAATGCCAGTAGCAAGTAAAGCTAATCTAAATATCTTGGCACCAATACTCGCACCTATAAAGGCTTTTTTCAAAAAGCTCATACTAGCACTAAGCTTAGTTAGGGCAAGAGAGTGTATATTTGAGCTAGCAGCATTTATCTTATGCCACAAACTAAGACTTTTTAATCTTGCTATCATAAGCCCTTTTTTAATGTTTAACACTGTTATGATTTGCCTTAAGCTTATCCAAGAAGCCACTAAATAATTACTTGCTAAACGAACACTTGCAATAGCTGGTTTTAATATCAAAAATCCAGCTATGCTAAAGCCTAAAACAGTGTTTAATCCAGGGATTTGTCCAGTGAAATTTGCAACCGAAGATATAAGCCCTGCTATGGCTTTGCTGCCGTTTGCAATTGCTGGTAAAAATACCGAGCCAAAGTTTATAGCTATTTCATTCACTGCATTTTTTAAGATTTGAAGTGCATTTGCAGTAGTATCGCTTTTGTTCTTAAACTCCTTATCCATACTTCCTGCGTAAGCTTCACTATTAGCAACATCTTTAATGGCTTTTTTGTAGGTGTCTAGTCCGTTTACAAGCAGAGCTATATCGCCTGCAAATCCATCGCCAAATATGTCCGTTAAAAGCTTTAGCTGCTCTGCACCTTTTAGTTTTTTAACACTCTCAAGAAACATCATAATCATCTGCTCTGGAGCTTTTGCCATATTTGCCGCTACGTACTGTGGGTCCATACCAATTTTGGCAAGGGTTTCTTGCATATTTTTATCTTCTTTGATGTTTCCTAACTTTTTCATAAGAGTATCAGCACTAGTTGCAGCTAGTTCAGGAGTCTTTCCAAGAGATATGAATGCACTGGCTAAAGACGAGGCTTGAGTTGCAGTCATACCGATAGTCTTTGCAGTACCTCCGATGCGTTTTAGCACTTCTACGATCTCTTTAGCTCTTGAAGCAGAGTTATCGCTTAAGTGGTTTATGGCATCGCCTAGTGAGCTTACTGCCTTGATATCCATACCAAAGATATTCATCATCTTACCCATACTATCACCAGCTTCACTTGCACCCATATCAAAAGCCACCCCCATTTTAGCTGCGATAGTTGTAAACTCAAGTAGGTTTTCTTTTGCGATTCCTAGCTGACCACCACTTGCTGTGATGGTGGCAAGCTCACTAGCACTTAGTGGGATTTCTCTAGTAAGAGCTAGTATCTCACCGCCAAATTTTTTAAGCTCATCTTTTGTCTCAAAATCCACAACCTTACGCACATCAGCCATACTCTCTTCAAAGTCAATAGCTGTTTTTACAGGTAGTGCTATGGCTGCGCTTCTTGCTATAAGAGATGTCGCACTCGTAAAATCAGCCTTTAATTCTTCGGCGTTTGCCTTTAGTTTCAGCTTTATATTCTCAAACTTTTTTATTTTTGCTAGTTCCCGACTAAAACCTTTTAGGCTACCCTCACTCTGCTTGATTCGCCCTTTTAAATTTACAAAAGAGCTGTTAATCTTTGATATTTCGCCTATGCCTTTTATAGCAAGTCCTATTGAAATGCCTAAAACTTCATTTTGCAAAAAATCTCCTTTTATAGTATAATAAATATATGAGAATGAATACCTATATGTCTATTAGAGATACTTTTTATAGCTGGGCTATCTTTATTGCCGCATGGATTATAGCTTGGTGCGTTTATGATTATGAGATTAAAAGTTTTGAAGATTTAGCTTCAAAAAGCCTTATAACTCTCTTTGTCATGATTATCACCTATCCACTAACAGCCCTGTTTTTGGGTGCTCTTTTGAGATTTATGGACAAGAAGATACGCAAAAAATTACGCCTTAGCCTCTAAAATCTCTTTTGCCATCTTTAAATACTCTTTATACTCGCCCACATCCATACCCATAATTTCACTATATGAAAAGTGTAGAACGTGACCTATTAAAGCCACGCCCTGAGTGTTGTGGGCTACGCTAAAAAACTGCTTACCTCTTTTAAGACCATAGTGCAATCTTTTGCGTCCATATTCTCTAACTCTTCCTCACTAAGGCAGGTAAGATTGCTTGTGAGCCTAAATAATAGATCGCTGTCACTTGCTCCGTTGCCACTCATCATAAATCTTACGTCACGACCTTTTGGGTGTCTGATTTTTACTTCCCTTTTGTCGCTTAATGTAACTACCGTATATTTTTCATTGTTCTCTTCAATTATGTTGTTTTTCATTTTTTCTCCTTTTTTTATTTTTACTTCGCACGGCAACAAAACCAGCGAATGCGACCCCTTTAGGGGTGGTTTCTGTGAAGTCGCCGTTTGCGACAAGGAGCTACGCTCCCTTGACCCACCTAAAGTTAAGCATCCGACTAAAGCGGATTAAATTTAGGTTTTTAATTTCGCAGGGTAAATTTATAAAATAAAAATGCCAAATTTACTCACCTAAATTTGATCTAACACTTGCTAAATAATCCACTCCACCAACTATACAGATCATATTCTCGCTATCTTTTAAAATCATCGGAACGCTATCTACATTTAGATCGATGAAGTGAGCAGACATTTTGATAGTGATCTCCATCTCTTTTCCAGCTTCAAGATCGCTCATCTCCCAGCTGATTATATCTCCAGTTATTGCAAGACTTAGAGGGACATCTTTAGCTTTGCCGCTTTGATGAATACTTGCTTTAAACAAAAATGGAACCCTGTTTGTCCAGCTGTTTAGCCCTATGGCTAAAAACTGATTTTTGTCTACTTTTGAAACTGTAAATTCAATATCAGTTGCTTTTAAAATGCCTGTACTGTAGTTTGTGCTAAGAGCTGACTTTGCTTCTATAGTCTCAAACTCGATTACAGGAAGCTTCAGCTTTTTTGTGACTCCAAGATAGCCTTTGCCATTGATATAAACATTTGCTTCTTGCACCACTTGCGGAACTGATCTATTTGCTAAAATACCAGCCATAATTTACTCCTTTATTTGTTTAAATCATCCATGAGCTGCTTTGAATAGCTATCTACATAGATAAAATCCAAGGTTAGCTGTTTTACTATTGGATTGTTTTGCATACGTATGTCAAGATAAAATTTACCAGCCGTTACGGTAGCGTCCGTATTCTTTTCGCTCCAAGATAGCTCATATCCTAGCAATACTTTTGCACCGACAAGCTGACGAAGTAGCTCCTCGACGCTTCTTTTTGCGTGATAGAGTTGATCGGCTTTGCGATCGATCGCAAATAGCACTCCCTTTTGAGCCGCTTCGCTAATACGGTCAAATATCCTGCTTCTTGCAAGATCTTGCCAGATACTGTCTTGATCGCTTGTCTCACCGCCCCAAGTTCTAAAGCCGCTCTCTCTAATGATAGTTGATATATGTGCCCCGCGTAGCTCGTCCGCCGTGCAAGTCTCTCCTAGCTCAAAGTCTATATCATCGGCTAGTCCTACCACTCCGCCCATTACTCGGTTTGAGTAACTATCAGAGTAACCAAACTCGCTTGATCCGTCAGTATAAGCTATCATGCCAGCTATTCGCGGCGATTGCGGCGTGTAAGCATAACCCTCTATCTCGTCATCCCACGTCTTTACATATGGATATGCCGCTATTAAGCGATTTGTGCCAAAGTCTTTCATCTTTAAAATAGCTTCGCTTGCATTGTTTGCTTTTAGATCTATTATACCAGTAGCCTTTAAGCGCTTTGCCACACTTTCAAGCTTTACTTTTATCGCATCTTCGCCACTAAACTCAGGGGCGATGATGATATTTGGGCGGTAGCCCATTTGCACTTTAGCCTTTTCAAATAGACCTATCGCATTTACGCAAGCTGAAATTTCATCGTTGCTGTCCTCGTCATCGTCCTTACTAAACACCGACAAGATAATCTGTGTATTTACAGCTTGATCGCTAATAGCTTTTAAAGCACGATAAATTGAGCCTTTTTTAAAGCTCTCTTTTTTCTCCTCTTTGGCTTTATAAAGCTCGTTTAAATGATCGATAGCTTTATTGGTAGTCATAAAAAAGTGAAGTCCGTTTTCAAGCAGTTCTTCATATCCGGCTATGCCGATAGGCGTTGTACTTTCTACTTGTATCGGACGCGCCGCCTCGGCTGAGATGGTTATATTTACTCCAAATTTAGCTGCCATGTTTTTCTCCTTTGTTTTGGTCTGTTTTTAAATTTCTCATTTTTTACGCTCCGTATTTAATTTTATGGTAAAGCCTACACGCAAAGTAGAACGCATAGACTTTCCACTTAGCTACACCTAGCACACCCATCATCTCTTTTAAAATTTCATCGGCTTGTTTGTATTTTTCAAGATCGCAAAGCCAGTCATGAACTACTACAGCAGAGAGATACTCAGGACTATTTGGTGGGAAGAGCGACCAAAATATTCTAGGTATATCAGCTCCGTTTGTCTGGTAGCCCACATTCACTATGATATCTTTATACCTGTATTCTTCTACTAGCTCAAATCTATCCTTTGAAAAAGGTTTTAATATAGGACGTCTTATCTCGCTCACTTATTATCCTTATCTAGGTCTATCTCTATAACCTCGTTAAAGCTTATCGCTTCTAGCTCCTCTTTACTTTTAGCCTTACTTATGGCAGTTTCGTATTGCCATTTTAGAGTATGTAGCATTATTCCACCTAGCTCTATTGCCTTTTCTATCTTTTCAAGGTCTGCTAAGCTTACCTCTTTAAAGCTATTGTCATACATTCTAAATACTTTTTGAGGTAAAGCCTCGTAATTATTTTTTATAGCCATAACGTTTAAGAGGTATTTATATCCGCCGTCTATCGCTCCAAAGCCTTTTAAATTTATAGCCGACTTATCTGTCATCTTTGTGGTCCACTCATTTAGGCTAGCTAGTTTATTAAGTTTTAATTCTGTTAGGCTTATTTCTTTAGGCTTATTTAGTTCCTCAAGCTCTTTTTGAGTTAGGGGCGTTAAGCCAAGTTCCTTTATTCTTTGATTTAACAGTTCTTCGCTTACTATATCCTCATAGGCATATATTTGTTTATTTCCGTCTTTATAATATTTCATTTGCGTCCTTTCTTATCGAAATTCTGTCCATCTGTTAGGGGTTACTGAAACTTTTAAAACGCTATTAGGAGGAACTAGCGTTGTGCTAGAGCTTACCATACTACTGCCGTCCGTCATCATAGCACTTACCGATATATCATCTAAATAAACTCCTAGGCTCACCCGATTGAGCGAATAAGAAGCTACGTAAAAAGAAGCAGCTATGGTTCTTTGTGTATTATTATGGTAATTAACGTTTCCACTTCTACCACTCGCAGGCTCACACCAGCCTTGACCCAAACCTAAAGGAGCTTCTTTAGCTCTGCAATATAACTTTATAACGCAGTTTTGCGCGGTTTCTTTTATAAGCCTTTTTGAAGGGGAGGGTGTAGATGTCCCTCTATGTTCGTAATTAACTATTATTTCATCATTGCTTACTATGCTTTCTACCGTAAAAAGCTTATCGTTACTAGATGTTCCTTTAACTTCTATAACGTCGCCTACGGCTAAAGTAATGCTTCCTATACCGCTCATTACGATATTGTTTTTAACATTATCAAACGTTGCATTACCATTTATAGATATTTCTTTTTTCATATAATCTACTACGGCTTTTTCGGTTACGGCGACGTCCTCAGCTTTGCCCGTTACGCTGTTTTTGAGCTTCACTATGCCTGCTTTTTCTTCTGTGGCGTTAGTTATGTCGGATTTTAGGGCGAATTTATCGTTACTCTCTTGCTTTGTGTAGGCGTCTATTTTGTCAGTCTTTTTTAGGTAGATTTTGTTTAGCTTATCTATCTCATTATTTACAAAGGTTCTAGTGGCTAGCACTACGCTGTTATCAACTTTGATGTTTATGCTGCTTGCATCTGAAACGGCTAGGTAAAAGCGTATCATCATATCTTTACTAGCCCCTTGGGCAAGTAGTGGCTTAGTCGTATCAGGAACTTGCGCTATAGCAAAAAGCACCCCAGCATCATCATATACTCCGATTTGCCTTATGGTAAATCCACCAACATCAGCCGTTATCACTCCCTCGCAAATGAGCGTATTTGGATCGTTTTCTTGCGGGTAGACTGCTGAAATGTTGAATTTATGCCTTTCATCAGGCAAAGTCTCCCAGCTTGCATCAAGTGGGCTTGCACCATCTCCTACGCCCATAGTGTTTAAATTTATACTCTGGCGGTTGGCTAGTGCCTTTATAAGACTATTTTTGCCTCTGTCTGTGACTATGGTATAATAATTACTCATCTAAGTTCCTTATCTCTAAATTTATATTTATCCACTCATGAAGTGAGGCTTTAGCTCCTATAAAATGAGTGCCGCTAGGCTCAATGCTTGGCGTTTGGTATGGATAAATTTCTAAGCTCTCACCACTAATAGAATAGCCACCCATTTGACAAACTGCCTTTTTGCATTCTAGCTCTATACTGATGCGGTCTAATACTGAACGAACATTTTTATACGTGCTTACGATCGCCTCAAGCTTATCCCAGCTATCAAAGCTCACTCCATCAAGCAAAACTTTGACACGAAAAAAATATGGCTCTCCACCATACTGATACCACTCCTCGATGCTAGCCCCTGCAAAAAAGCTTTTTAGAGCTACTTTTATGCTCTCTACTGTGCCTTTTTTTATTATGAAAGCATTTTTGATGAGCTTTCTTATGCTTTGCTCGTTAGCTCCATTTGTCTCTATATCAAAGCTAGCTGCGAGGTGTGGCAAAAGCTTTGCTGGTATTAGATCAGGATTTGTAGCAATTAGACTCACATCAAACTCATCAAGCCTAGCTCCAAATAGCTCATCGAGCTTCTTATGGATCTCTTCTTTGTGTGCTGGTAAAAGAGTCATAGCACCGCTTCCTTATACATAAGTTCAAAATCAAAACTTATAAAGCTATCAACTCCAGCTAGGACATCGCTTACCAAAGTCTGTTTTAGCTTACCTACCATTAGCTCTTTGATAGTCGCCCTATAAACTCCAGTTTGATGAAGTCTTGAATAGATATAGCTTAGATTTAGATCTTCGCCGATTTTTAGCCTGTTCGTGCCATTTTTAATACTCTCATCTACTAGATTTTGATTTAACATGTCAGTTAGCTCAATGTCGGCTTTTATGAGCACTTTGATATTTTTTGCCATGCTAGAAACTACGTTATCAGTTAGCGGTCTTCTCTCATCGGCGTTTATATAGCTTGAAATTTCACTAGATATATCAGAGTCATCACTGCTTTGCAAATATATTTTTACAACCCCAGCCCCACCATTTATCACGCTTACATCAACTACCTTTGCACTAGCACTTAGGGCGTGAAATTTATAGGCTTTTGCTGCTCCAGCAGTTGAAAAGCGATCAAGCGATAGAACTGCTCTAGCTCTAAATGCTTCATCGCTCTCAGGATCAGCTCCTCCACTAAAAGTTGAAGTCTGCTTTGCTTTTAGGACGTATGGAAGTGGCGTCTCAATGTATTCACACTTCTTATCACTTGTTTTTGTGTAGGTCTGAAGCACTATCTGTCCATTTGCTTTTAGCTCACCAGCCTTTAAAGTCACGCTTTTTGCTAAGATTGCTTTATTGTTATCTCCGTCATTCAAAATAGTTTTCGCTGGAATAGTGATATCTGTGCTTCTTGCCATAGAGAGGCTAAACTGGACATTTGCCTTTGGGTACTCGCCTTTAAGGCGCTCAATGCCATAAATGACAACTACATTATCAAGGTCATCACCACTGGCATAAGGCAGCAAACAAGCTTTTATGCTAGCATTCATCCTAGCTCTTAAAAGCATTTCGCGGTAGGCTAAAGTCTCAAGCACCGCGCTAAACTCATCGCTCTCAAGTAGCTCTATTTGCTCATCATTTAAACGCTCTTTAAAAAGGCTTTTAACGGCGTTTGAAAGCTCATCAAAGCTTAGCTCTTCAATGATAGGCGCAAAGGGCAATTTTTCTAAATTTAGTGCCATATAATCCCCTTAACCTGCAAAGTTTATAAATTTAGTCATTATGCTATCTCCAAATTTAAGCTTAGCTCTTCAGAGTTAGTTAAAATTAGCTTGATTTTTAGCTTGTGACTATCTAGACTTACTAGTTTTACTTCATCTATCTTTATGCGTTTTTCCCATTTTTCAACAGCTTCAATGACATACCAGCTTAGATTTGCACGAAACTCATCATCTATTTTTTTATCTATTAGCTCATATAGTCTTGAGCCGTATTCTGGCAACATTACACGTGATCCTAGTGGAGTCTGTAAGATATCTTTTATGCTATTTTCTATATCAACTAAGTATTTCATTTTATTTCTACCTTGGATTTGAAGTGTATCCATCGCTGTCACTATGACTATGTCCTGTTAGATCGCCTCTGCTATCGCTTATATTTCCGCCTACTATCAGATCGCCAGTTAAGCTTAAGGTTCCATTCATACTTATGCTTCCAGCTCCGCCACCGCTTCCGCTTGTGCTTATTCCGCCTTGTATAGTAGTGTTGCCTATTAGATTTATGCTAGGGCTTGTAACTGTTGTATCATTAGCTTTTACATTTACACTTTTGGCATTTAGGTTTGCACTATCACAAGTGATATTTATAGTCTTTGGGCTACTTATGCTTAGGGTACTGGAATTTACGTCATAGCTGATTACAGTGCCATCACAAAATTTAGTCATTTGCACATTCTCATCGGTGCTAGGCGCCGGATTTGAGCTAGTCTCAATACCGCGAATAATAACGCCTGAGTTGAGCTCACCGCGGATTGGCAGCACAATGCACTGCTCACCAACAACTAAAGGCTCCCAAGTAGTCTTAAAGCTATTAGCCCCGGCTTGAAATACCGGTAAAAAATCTGTAACCATTGAACCAATAGCTACTCTTGCTCTTGTTCCACTTACCTCACTTATGATACCTAGCTCGTTCATCTTTTCTCCATTTTTCTACTTAAAAATTCAATAGCACCAGTCTCTAGTCTAAGCAGTCCATCTGTTCCAGCCCAAGCACAAATGCAACTAATTGCTAAACTGATTTTTTCATTTTCAAAGATAAAATTTGCTATCTCAAATCCAATATACCCAGCAAAAATAGAAGTCGCCACACCGAGTAAGAAGGTTCCAAAAAAGCAAAACTTCCTTTTTTCGCACTCATTTAGCTTTTTCTTACTAAAAAGACTTAGCACACCACCGATAAATCCAAGGGCAATGACATAAGCATAAACACCAACACGATCTAAAAAATCCATCATCGCCCCTTAATGAATTAGTAAATATATAAAAAATGGCACAAAAAACAGAGCTATTCTTAGAATGGTTATCTTATATGCTTTTTTTACATTTCTAATTATTGTTTGCATTTATGCAACCTTTTAATAGGCTCTCACACTCTAAAAAATAGCTCATAAGCTCTTTTTTTGCTTCAAAGCTTCCATCATTTTTTGGCTTTACTGGCATAGTAGCCCTGCAAGCTACTGGCACAAAGACATCTTTATAGACAGTTATAGTTTCAATTTTAGAGCCGCAGCCACTAAAAACTACTATCAAAAAGACGCTCATAAGCAAAAAGCTTAGCTTCGCACGTTTCATCTTTTACCTTTATTGTCTTTATAACCTCTATATTCTCTTTTACTGCTTTGCCTATTTTTACTTCAGCCCTTAAACTTTCTATGGCTTTGTTTTGTTTATCAAGATTTGCACTGCAAATAGAGTTTTCATAGGTTTTTATGGTGAGCTGTTTTTGCGCGATGTTTAAATCTTTTTTTAAATCTAAAAATAAAGAATAAACATAATATACACAAGCACTGAACACTATAGCCATAAATGTAAATATGAAAGTTTTGTGCGTCATACAGCTCCTTTTTTCAAATGTTGAGTGCATTTTACGCATTTAATGAGTCACAATCAATGAAAATATTTTTGAAAAAAATTTTAAAAATATTTTTAAAAAGTTTTTACTAGATTTTGACAAGAAAAACTTTTAAAATGCGACGAAAAAGGAGGTATAGTGCTTAGAGAATTAGAAGAAGGCATTATAAATTTAATTTTTGAAAAATCAGACACGCAAACAGGGCCATATATGGGGGAGCTTGAAGATATAGAAAGCTTTGAAAAATGTATTAGCGTCGTTCCACAAATTCTCGTAGGTTTTGATAGCGAAAAATACGACAACCGCATAGAAAAGACTGCGACATTTAAAGTTTATTTCATTACAAAGACATCAAACAAAGACGCAAAATATAGACAAAAGAGCAAATATGAGCTTTTTGATCTCATAGAGCACTGTGATAAAGCTATTTTGGATTACGTTCCACCTTTAGGCTATGGTTGTGAACTCGCCGAGCTTAAAAGTGAGTTTGAGGGTATCAGCGACTATGGATATCTAGCTATTTTTTCAAGGGCAATAAAAGTTGGGATGCAAGAGATTCATGCAAATCTTTGTGATGAGCTTACGGCTGAGGAAATGCAATTTTTAGAAAAAGGCAAAAGATGATTAAATCAAGTGTCTTATTCGCTTTAAAAAGCGATACTCCAAACGTCATTAAGCTCGCAGTTGTAGGCTCTTGGCAAGGTCATAGAAACGGAAGCTTTGAGATCACTAGTGCTGATATAGAGAAGATGAAGATCAATTTTGATAAGCGTCAAGTTGATCTGGTAATCGACTATGAACATCAAACGCTTAGTGGTCAAGTAGCTCCGGCTAGTGGCTGGATAAAAGAGCTTTATATTGGCGATGATGGTTCTTTGATGGGCAAAGTAGAATGGACGACAAAAGCTACTGAGTTCATCAAAAACGGCGAGTATAAATACATTAGTCCGGTGTTTAATTTTGGTGCGATCAATGAAAAAACTGGTGCTTATCAAGGGGCGACTCTGCACTCTGCAAGCTTAACAAACACGCCTTTTCTTGACGAGCTAGGAGAGGTTGTGGCAAACAAAATTTTTGCAAAAGAAAACTCGAATGAAGTTGTGGCAAAAATTTGGAAGTGCAACACAAATTTAAAAGGAGAAAAAATGACTGAAAAAGAGTATCAAGAGTCTTTGGCAGCGAAAGATGAAGAGATATCAAAGCTCAAAAAAGAAAGAGATGAGCTAATTGCAAACAGCAAAGCAAAAGATGATCTCATAGCAAACAGCAAAGTAGAAGCAGCGATTGCGAATTCTCAAATTTCGCTATTGCAAAAAGATTGGGCTCTATCGTATTGCAAAAAAGATCCAGCTGGATTTGAAGAGTATCTCAAATCTGGTGCAACATTAGCAAATGTAGGTGCGAACAATATGTTTGCAAACAAAAATCAACCAACTAGTGGAATAGACATTGTAAAAATGGCATTAGGAGAATAATATGGCATATACAGAGGCTAGCGGCGTAACTGTTCGCCCACATATCATCAGTGATGCAATCAAAAAAGAACTGCTTACAAAATCTGCAACCGTAGAGATTAGTGAGCCTATAATCAGTGGAACTTTGCTTTTTACAAGCAATGGCAAAGACTATAAAGTATGCAAACCTCACACTTCAGGAACTTTCAAGAGTGGCGAATACGTCATAAAACAAGGTCAAATTTGCAAAGCGCTAAAAGAAACTAGTGCAGCACCGAGTGGATCTACAGATGAAAACTGGGAGATCATAAAAAACACACTTTTAGGCGTATTTAATGAGCTAGAAGCGAGTGTTAGTGGAAATTATTCTGTTTTAGTCTGCGGAGTAGTGAAGACTACTTGTGATGATGAGACAAAATTCGCAGCACTCAAACAAAATTTAATCATTCTATAAGGAGAGAATAAATGCCTTTTTCAAAATTCAAAACAGATGCGATGACAAAGATCATCAGTCAAATCAAACCAGCTCCTCACTTTGTGATGGACAATTATTTTACAAAGAAAACGCCAAGTCTAAGTGATAGCGTTGATATCAAAATCAAAAAAGGCTCAGGTCTGGTGCTTAGTGCCGTAAGCAAAAACGCAGAGCATACCCTAACTGATAGTGGTGATGTGTTCGTCATAAAAGCTGGTATTCCTAGATTCCCACTAAAAGGCACTATAAATGCGGCTGAAGTAAATGAGCTAAAAACGCTAAATAGCATCGATAATCAAATAGAAAGCGTAGCTAAACTCATAGCTGCTATCCATACTGAGCATAGGGCTAGTTTTGATACTACATATGAGTTTATGGCTTTGGGCGCACTTTTTGGCAAGGTGCTTGATGGAGGCGGAAAGGCTCTGTTTGAATTTGCTACCACAGATGAGCCAATTAAGTTTAACAGCTCAAAAACTTTTATTGATACTCTTGGCGAGATAGAAGACGCTATTAGCGAGGATGTAGGAGTATCTGCAAATTATAGACTACTTGTTTCAAACTCGCTTTTTGCAAAGCTTGCAAGCAAAGCAGAAAAAGCAAATTTATTTAAAACTGGGCTTGCAATTTATAAGAGAGTTTCAAACCTTAGGGCCATTGAGGTTTGTGGTGTAGAGATATTGCCTTATGTTGCAAAATACACAAATACAAATGGGGCTATAAAAGACTTCCTTTCAGGTGATACTGGTATAGCAGTGCCAAATATACCTGATATGTTTGAGCTCTTCTATACTCGTGCAAATCATATAGAAGCATTAGGGTCAGCCCCAAGTCTTTACTTCTCTGCTCAGCCAGAAAAACTGAGTGATGGTAGAGGATATAGCATTATCTCTGAAAGTAGAGGACTTCCAGTTTGTGTTCGTCCGACTGCTATTAAAAAGATAGGATTTGAAGATTAATTATAATTTTTTATCAAAAACGGCTTTTAAAGCCGTTTTATCTTTAAAATGATTATGACCTTATCAAAAGGTTTTAAACGATTTTAAAAGGCTTTTAAACGCAAATAAATAGCAATAAATGGAGTGAGCAAATGAAACTGATAACTTTGCAAGATTTAATCTCAGAAATAAGCACCAGCGAATTAATAGAGCTTAGTGATTTAGAAGGTAAATTTACTATGGATGAGAGAGTGATTGAAGATGCAAATAGCGACGCAGTTAGTTTCATTGCTTCATATATACTGCTTCCGCAAAGTCCAACAAGATTGCTAAAAGATATATGCGTAGATTTAACCATAGTTGAACTAAAAAAACGGCAGAACTTTCCAAAAGCAAGTTTTGAAGAGAAAATAAAGCGTGCCGAAGAGCTACTGCTAAAAATGGCAAACAAAAAACTACCCATAGAAGAGCAAAGACAAGATATAGATAAGCCCATCATTATACAAAGAGCATTCAAGAAAAATAATACAAAAACAGACTGGAGCAAAATAAATGGCTAAGATAAAAAACAGATGTGTGAGCTTTAGCTCACGGACTTTAGTGTTTGCTCCTTTAGTGGCAACTTCACAGAAACCACCCCTTCGGGGTCGCATTCGCTGGTTTTGTTGTCACGCTAAAAGGAGATAAAATGGATAGAAGCAAGACTAAAGAGCTAGCACGTGAGCTATATATCAAAGGTTTTTCTATAGCAAAAATAGCTGAAATTCTAGGAAAAACAGAAAAAACTATTAAAAACTATAAATCAGCAAGCGGGGATTGGGATGAGACTAAAGCTACAAAACTTATTGCAGAAGCTAAAAATGATGGAAGCAATATATATCAAAACTTCATCGAGCAGATGTATGCTGCTGTGCGTGAAATCAGAGAAAGTGATCTTAAGGCTAGCGAAAAAGCAGTGGCGCTCAGCAAGGTAGGAGACAGCTTTTCAAAGATGAAAAAAATAGCAAGTTTTGAAGATCCAACTAGCTATAAGCTTGCTATAGCAAAAAAAGTTGTAACTATAGTGGTCTCTCATTTTCAAAACAAAGCCGAAAAAGAGTGCCTAAATGAGCTTTTAAAACTCGCCCAAACTGATAAATTCATAAAAGCAATAGAAGAGTTGGAATAATGTCTCTTTTTACAAAAGATGAGTTAGAAGCCTTTAAAGATGGCATTGCAAATAGCTATCCAAATGCAAATAAAAACGAACTTGAACTAATCACTAGAAATGAATTTAAAGAGTGGTTAAAGGATTTAGGTAGTGAATTAAGAGACCAAATCAAAAAAGACACTTTATTAGATCCAGCAAAAAAAGATGAGAGAAAAGCTAAAGCTAGGCAGGATTTTGGGTATTTTGCAAAGACATATTTTCCACATTATTTTACTATTGGTGGGGAGTGTTCATTACACAAAGAGCTTTCAAGTGATTTTGTGAAATTTATAAATGAAGGCAGAGGAAGCAAGAATGCTTATGCAGCACCAAGAGGTCATGCAAAAACAACCTATACTTCAAAGATTTTTCCTATTTGGCTAATCGCCTTTGGGCTGAAAAAATTTATCGTTGAAATTTCAGACGCGGTCGAGCTTGTTGAGGGCAATCTTGAAGCCATCAAAGTCGAGCTTGAAGACAATCCAAATTTGCAAGCAGACTTTCCTGAGATTTGCGGAGTAACTAAAAACTGGAAAGTTGGAGAGTTTGTTACAAAAAATAGCATAAAACTAAAAGCTTTTGGTAGTGGAAAGAGACTGCGCGGTGTGAGTTATGGCGCATATAGACCTGATGTTGTTATCATCGACGATCTTGAAAATGATACGAATGTTAGAAGCAAAGATCAAAGAGATAAACTCGAAGACTGGCTTGATGAAGCGGTGCTAAATCTAGGAAGTGTTGATGGCTCTTTACTTGTTGTATATATAGGGACCGTTTTACATAGCGATAGTGTGCTTGCTAGAAAGCTAAGGCTTAGTTACTGGAATGCAAAACGTTTTGCAAGTATAGTGCAGTTTCCTGATAGAATGGATCTTTGGGATGAGTACTGCGAGATATACAAAAAAGATGGACTAGAAACAGCTACAAAGTTTTATCATTTGCAAAAAGAAATAATGGATTTTGGAAGTGTCGTTTTATGGAAAGAAGCATTACCTATAGACGCTCTTATGAGAAAACGTGCTGAAAATCTGCGAGCATTTAACAAAGAGCAGATGAATGCACCCCTAAGCGAACAGCAAAAATTTACTCTTGATAAAATCAAATATTATCACGGCGAACCACGTACTGATTACTGCGTAATGTATGTAGATCCAGCAGGTAATGGAAAGAAAAGCGATTTTACTGCAATTACTGTGCTTGGCGCAAATAAAGGCGAAAGAAAATGTTACGTCTTAAAAAGCATTGTAAAAAATCTTGGAGCAAAAGCCATTATCAAGACTGTGCTTGAGCTTCAAACCCAGTTTAAGTGTCGTTTAGTAGCCATTGAAACAAATGGTGGACAGTTCTTTCTAAAAGCTTGGCTACTTGAAGCTGCATTCGATAAAAATATGTATCTACCGCTTCGTGGAGTAAATAATCACAAGAATAAAGGCGAACGAATAGAAACTCTTGAGCTTCCTATTGAAAACGAAGAGTTGCTCTTTGGAAATGATGCAGGTTTGCTTATAGAACAGCTCATAGAATATCCCGAAGGCAAACACGATGATGCGCCAGACTCACTTGCTGGAGCTTACGCTCTTATAAAACGCGGTGGAATTAAAAGAGGCAGAATAAAAACCCATAGGGTAAAACATAAAATTTGGAGCGAATAATGTTTAAAGATCTATTTAAATTTAAAAAAGATACCACTTCTGATAATACACGCCAAACTAAACTGGCAAATAATACGCTGCTAAATCTCTTATTTCAAAGCTCACCAGAGAGTATTAGTGATGATGATATAGAGCTTATTACCAAAGATCTTACTTTTACTCAATGCGACGTAAGCAGGAAGGCAGTGACCGAGAAAAAGGAGCTTGCCATAATTTGTGATGATGATGATATCAAAGCTGATCTTGAGAGCTACTTTAATGCAGATATCATTTCACAAATACTCGAAACATATCTTTACGGACTTAACGTTTTTGAAGTAAACTGGAAACAAAAAGAAAAATATGTTTATCCTCTACTGGTTCAAAGAGATTTTCGAGATTTTAAATTTTCAAATAGTGGTGAACTTCTTTACAAAGGTGGCGGAGCTGAGATAAGCATACCTGAGTATAAAGTAATCTATGCTTTAAATAGAGCAAATTTCAGCAAAAAATATGGCGACGCACTGTTTAAGAAGCTATACTTTCCAATCAAATTAAAAAATGCAAGCTTGCGTTTTTGGGCTGAGTTTTTAGAAAAATTTGGTAGCCCATGGGCTATAGCAAAAACAGATGCTGAAATAGAACAGATGGCAGATCAAGTATATGATATGCTAAATGGCGATACTGCAGTCATCAACCCTGAAGAGAGTATAGAACTTATTCAGCCAAGCAAAGATGCTGGATTTGAAAAGATAATAGACTACTGTGACAACCAAATCAGTAAAGTTATGCTTGGAGCAAATTTAACCAGTAATATAGATAATAAAGGAAGCTACGCAGCGAGTAAAACGCACAATGAGATCAGAAGCGACCTTGCAGCAAATGATGAGAAGATACTTCTCTTTGTTTTAAATCGCGCTATAAAGTTTTTCAAAGAGGTAAATGGCATCGAGATAGATATAATTGCAAGACTTTTTGATAAAAGCCCAAATGCTGAACTAGCTAGCAGAGATAAGATACTTTATGAGATGGGTTTTAAACCTACAAATGATTATATCAAAGAGAACTATAATCTTGATATAGATGAAAGCTATACGCCAAATTTAAATGTTCGTAACGCCAATAAACAGCATTTAAAGAGTGATTATTTTGCGTTTAAAACCGAAAAAGCCAAGCCAAAAAACATAGACAAATTTGACTTAGCCACAAATGACCCAGCTTTAGAAATAGAACTTGCGAAATCTGACAAAGAGCTAGAGTTTGCCCTAAATGACATTCTTAGCAAATGTGACACTTACGAAGAAGCTTTTGAGAAGTTTGCTGAGCTTTATGATGATTATCCGCTTGAGACTTTAGAGGATTTGATGTTTAGGTCCATATCAAATGCGCAGATGGTGGGCTATGAAGAGTAGTATATCGTTTTGGCAAGAGCCAAGTGCTGCCCTAGAGCATTTGAAAAACAAAAAAAGTGAGCTACACTTTGACTATGATGAGATTATGCATGATGCGCATATTCGCACTTTTACAGTAGCAAAAATCACAAGAATTGATCTTTTAAATGATGTTAAATCAAGTTTGGAAGACGCATTTAAAAATGGAGTGAAATTTAACGAGTGGAAAGATAGTTTAAAACCTACGCTTCAAAATAAAGGCTGGTTTGGAAAGACCATAGTCCAAAATCCAAAAACTACAGAGCAAAAAGAGATTTATGTAGGCAGCAAAAGACTCAAAACTATCTACAACACAAATATGCGAACTGCTTACGCTAAAGCTAGATATGAGTCTGGGATGCAAAGCCTTGGAGAGTATTTTAGGTACACAGCCGTGCTAGATCAAAGAACTAGACCAGCTCACGCAAAGCTTCATGGCACAGTGTTACCAAAGGATGATCCTTTTTGGGATACAAACTATCCACCAAATGGCTGGAATTGTAGATGTAAGGTGCAAGTCCTTACTAAAGCAGAAATAGAGCGTAAAGGGCTTACGCCACTAGCAGATAGCTCTATGCTTAAAAATGTAGCAGAAAAAGACTTTGCTTATAATCCAGGCAAATTTAATAAAATAGAGCAAATTTACGAGCAAAAGATAGGTAAATTTAGCAAAGTAGATAGTGCTACTTCAAAGATATTTGTTAATAATGTCCTAGCTAAAACTAAAGATTTTAACCGTCAAAGAGATCTATATGTTTGGCAGCGTGGGCTTAATAATGCTGTAGATGAGTTACTTGTAAAAAAGAATTTAAAATCGCCTATAAACGCATTTATGATAGGTAGATTAAATAAAGATATAGCAAGCAAGGCTAGTAAAAGTTTAGGAATTGATATACAAGAAGAGGGTATAACGTGTGATAAGCATTGTATCTTACATATTAGAGAAGATAGAAAAGGTGGGTATGGGCAAGATTTACGCATAGAAGAGATTAAAAAAGTAGTTAGCGTTTTAAATGATAAAAATACACCAGTTAGTGTAGATATGAAAAATAAAAATATTATTTTTTGGTTTGAAGATGAAAAAGATAGTAGTAAGATAAATAAAGTAGTTGTAGATTTAAATTATAAGTTAAAGAAATTTGGTCTTACAAATTATATGATTACTGCAGGTAAGGTTGATAGAATAAACAAGGATAAAGAAAAATATATTAAGATAAGATAGATAGGCAGGAATCGAACCTGCGACACTAAACCACTAAGTGGAGTTGCTCTACCGCTGAGCCTTACTATCTATCTTTGATATTATTATACCACAAGGAGATAAATTTATCAAATGAGTATAAAAGTAACCGGATTTGAGAAAATAGAAAAAAAGCTTGAAAACCTTGCAAAACTAGAAATAAATGTAAAACCGGCTCTTAGAACCATAGGGGAGATGGTAAGAAACAGTATAGAAGATAGCTTTGAGAAAGAGACTAGCCCTTTTGGTGAGCGCTGGAAACCACTTAGCTCATCTACTATTTTTTCTGAAATTAGAGGTGGCAAAAAAGGCAGTACGATAAAAAGCGGGAAGCGACATAAAAAAGGCTTTTTGAAAAAGTACGGTGTAGGTGGCAGTAGAAGAATACTCAGAAAAGACGGTAATCTAGCAGATAACTGGGTGGTAGAGGTAGGTGATAGTAGTGTAATAGTAAGTAACAACACTCAAAGCAAAAATGGATTTAAATACGGATTAGCTCATCAGTTTGGAGCTAACGGTACAGGTAGGGGCAAAAATGGTATTATCCCAGCTAGACCGTTCCTGCCAATAGACAAGAATAAAAAGGTAGAGTCAAATTTGATAAAAGACATAAAAGTAGAGTTAGAAAATTTTATATTGAGAGCTGTGAAGTGATCGTTACAACTATGAGAAACTATCAAAAGCCTAAAATTTGGGCTTTTTATCTCACAGTTGTACGATTGTAGCAATGGTAAGCTAAGAAATATCGGCTATATTATTTCTAGTTATGATATCTCTTATATCGTTTATGCATCTATCTATACTAGTAGAAAATCCATAAAATATCTTATCTATACACCCATCAAACTCTGTTACATCGCTTATATTTGCACATCCTAGCACTACTGAGGTTTGGCTTATCCCAGTTAGTACTGCTAACGCATCTCTTAGTTTTATGTCATCTTGCCTACTTAGCATACTTCTCATAATGCACTCCTTATAGCATTTCTTACTGCTGCGTCGCTTCTGCTAGTTTGACGGCAAATCTCAGCTTGACTTAGTCCGCTTTTATAAAGCTTTATGATATTTTCTTTTTCAGACTTACTTAACTTTGTGTTATAGATAACTTCTTTTTTACTCTGCTTTGCTACTTGTCTTAAAAGCACAACTTCATTTTCTAAACTCTCATAATACTTAGCTTTATACTCATCTGC